CTTATGTAATCCCTATCCTCTTAGTATCTAGAACCAAGAGATTGTTCTGGTACAATTTTCCAAAAACCTCCTATCTATAAGGGAGATAGGTACCCCAAAGAACAAATAGTAGTTTATCGACAATCCTGTCGTACAAGTGTTTTAGCACACCTAAAAGCTATTCACAAAAGGGCATCATTGCCGCCTGGTCTATATCAATTAATGGTTGATTTAAGTCTCAATATTTATAATCATCTATGCACCCGCAATAAAAGGGGCCACTCGATTTAAAGTTGCGCCAAATTCGGCACAATTATTGAGACATAATTAGAGCATTAATTGACTGATCATTCAAGCAATGAGTACCATCCCCTGCTGATACAATTGTAAATGTTCTTGCAATGAAACTGTAAATTGAAAATAAACATACATACAAATTAAATCACACACTTAAAAAGATCTGGTACAACACTAGTCAGTCCAGTAACCTGCTGAAAATCAACACCAACATCCTGAACAGTTAACCTCATGGTATCATCTAAACCACCTGTCCCTGTGACCGTTTGGGTCATGTTGAAAGTATCGCCACCGTCTATCGCAATATTTTGATAATACTGTGATCCAGGCCATACACAATATCCATAGATGCCATAACCAGTAACAGTATCATTTCGTTTGAAGCCACCTGTCAAAATTGAAAATGTGCTGGCTCTCACTGGTGAATCATAATCATTATTAAGTCTAAATCCATCAAAGGTAACATCCATGTCAATTATTGGTTGCGTGATTGTTGTAATATCACCTGCACCGCTCCAACAAATTATTAAATATGGTGGCATATCTTGTGCTGTTTTGGCTGACATATTCATCTCTTTACTAAAGGTCTTCTTATCAATTGCAAAATTCGTAGGTGTCCATGTGCTACAATATGAAGGATTCACTGATTTGCTCACACATGAAAAGCTATTTGAACCTCCGTTCACATACGTCGAATTTGCCCAAGGTGTTCCACTATCATATACAGAGTAGATCAAATTACCTGTACAATTGGTTCCACACATAGGTACCAAATTTACCGAACAACTTGTAACTCTATAATGAGTATATATCTGACAAACATTGTTGATTGCTGAATTATATGACCATGTAGGTGCCAAAGGAATAAAATAAAAATTAAAACCGGCTGAAGCTGGAAACATATCAAATGCATGAACTGTTTGCGCTGCCCATGAAAAATGATAAGATTTATCATTGATCGAAGATACAGAATTCAACTTAAAATTAGTGCCAATA